TAAGGCTTTGGGCGGACCGAAGCGGAGCGGAGAACATGGAGCGTAGCTGCATGTACCCCGCAAAAAAATTGAATATGGGCTAGTAAAGGTTTCGACGGGGTACATGCAGCTGGAGAAGCGAGTCGTATGGCGATGCGTTAAATGGCCAAATTAAAATTAAACGCTGAAGATAATTTAGCATACGCTGCCTAATGGCAGCAGTCTGACCTAGAGCACTCACACTTTAGGACCCAGGCTTCGACTATGTGAGAAACGACGTTGGCAAAGCTTTGAGCCATCGGGCGTATCATGAAGCTACTGAAACCACAAGGTTGTTTGTTATCGTGTGGCAGAGGGAATGTTAAATAATAAACTACACTCGTAGAAGGACAGGGAATTGTATTTCGGACACGGGTTCGACTCCCGTCTAGTCCACTAAAAGGCGGTTTGTGATAAAACCGCCTTTTTTTGCAAAACCGCATAAATAAAGGCTTTACACGTTATTGTGTAGAGCCTTTATTTAAAACTGTATTTTAAATTTAAAGTTGTTTTTTAAAAAAAATTTCCCCAAAATTTCCCCAAAATTTCACCCGGATATCTCAGATATATATTTTGATGCAAACTTCATCATGTCCTCTTCCTTGTCCTTTTGAGCATGTCTGTATACAGACTTGAGCACGTGGTCGGTCTTCCAACCACCGGCAGCCATGATGTAACTGTCAGGGATGCCGAGTGAGTGAGCCATAGAGGCATAGTAGTGGCGCAGATCATGAAAGCGGAAAGAATCAATGCCAAGCTTCTTCTGGTATTTGTGCAGAGCCTCAAGGATAGTGTCGGGAGTTCCGGCAAAGCCTACACCCTGCTCCCGGAGCAGTCCGACCACGCAGTCATCCACATAGATAGTCCTTGAGGAATCCTCTGTCTTATTCTTCTCACGTGTCACATAGCCGTCCACACCCTCAATAAGTGACTTGTTAATGGTGAGCATATTGCCGTCCAGATCAGATGCCGTGACAGCACACACCTCCGAACGCCTGAGTGCATATATACCAAGTCTGAAAGCCAGCTCATAGCGTGAGCCCTTTGATGCGTCAAGGATAGCCTTGACTTCATCGTCAGACGGAACATGTGGAGTGTACTTGATACGCGCCGGAAGAGTTGTGTGTAACATGAGGTCGGGTCGGTACATCCCAAGCACGGCAGAAATAAAGCCGTGATACTCTGCCACGGTCTTCGGAGAAATAAAACCATTGTTGTTTGTGGTGCTCTTCGGTGACTTCCTCGTGCTGATCTGATTGATTTCAGCCTGTACGATGGCTGCAGTCATGTCCTTAATGTCTGTCATCTTGAAATCATCTGATATATTGTGCAGCAGTCCACGATATGATTTTATTGTGGTAGGAGAGAGAACATGCTCCTTTATAGAAATATATTGGGAAGCGTAGCTATTAAAGGTACCCTTAATACTGATAGATGTATCAATGCCTCGCAGAGCTTCCTCAATTTCTTTTTTGCCGGGCTTGTGGTCGAAGCTCAGGCTGTACTTTCTACCATTAATCATTTTCTGTATTCTATATTTATTTCCTCGCTTTTCAATACGCATATTATCATTCCTTTCTAAAAATGGGTACAAAAATAACACCTATCCTTTGACAGATGGTGCTCCGAAAGGTATAATAATTATTGGTTAGTCCTTATACTTTTCGGAGTTAAGGCTGTCGCTCTGGCGTTGGTAGCGCCAGAGCGATTTTTATTTAATAACATTTCTTGCATGGGGTTAGTCCCATCGATTCAGCTTCCTCTTTGGTGATCTGCTGCGGATTGTCCATGTTGCTGCAACTTGAAGTTCGATGATACCTCGAACCTCCGGCAGAGTACCATACCATGTCGGCCTGATTCTGGTCTGTGGCAGCTACATCACTTTGTGCGTCTGATGGTGTATCAGACTGAGCGTTTTGAACATCGGCGCTATTGGTAGTAGTAGGTGGCTGCAATGGCTGTTGAGCTTGTTGAGCTTGTTGAGCTCTTTGAGCATCCTGTTGAGCAATTGATTCTTGCTTGGCTTTTTGCTCCTTAATGTAATTGTCACTGGTTGTCCATATCCACTTCGCTACAGCCACTAAAATTACAATCATAAAGATTGTACAGATTATGTTTGTATAATTCCTTTTAGGTTTTGCTTGCTGTCGCGGTACATATCCAGGCGGAACATATACCGGCTGAGAATATGTTGGTTGGCTTTGCCGTGTAGGTGTGCTCAATGGCTGACCGCATACTTTACAGAATGCAAACCCTTGTTGATTTGCAGCACCGCAACAAGGACATTCACCAGAGGCTTGATTAAAGCCTTGACCAGATGATTGACTAAAACCTTGATTAGATGTTGCTTTAGTCGAAGATTTAGCCGAGGCATTCTTGACATCTTGATAGTACATTCCTGTGCCTGGTACTCCAATAGATGTAGTTCTACGTCCAGAAGAGTTGACTGTATAGTGTGCTCCTTTGCCGCCAAATGTCATCCCAACACTTTTCTTATTCACATTTAGCTTTACTCCGGGAGCAATTTTGAAGCTCTTTCTAAATCTTAATCCCATGATTATCACCTCATTTCGAGTATTCCCAACGGCTCGAAGTATATCACATACTTATTATATGTCGTGAACTTACCATATTTATCACGGTAGTAGTCTATTGCGTTCTGCAGAAACTCCTCAGTCACATTCAGATAATCGGCTATCTCGTAGCGATTGCGGCATCCGTACTTATACGCATTTACAATGTCACTGAATTTAATCATATAATAGTATGCCCACACCCGGGCACGTCTTTCTTGCTTGCGGTTGGCGGTAGAACTTTGGTCAATTATATCGCCCGATGTAGTGACGTGATGTCCAAGCTCTTCCGCCAACACGCACGACTTGTCAATGTTGTCAAGGTTCTTATCGATTGCAATAACGCTATCGCAGTACAGACCCTTGAGCCGAGTATCTGACAAGTCAAAGTTTTCAGTTACAATCACATGATGCTTGTTAGCATCATCTAGCAGTTTTTCGTAATGTGTCAAGCGCAACACTCCTTTTTGTCTATTGTACAATTACTTTCTGCTCGCTTTTACAAATGCTGCAAATTCTCTAATCTTATCAAGCTCTTCGGCTGTATATTCGTCACCGTCAAAGTGGGCTGCGATAGTTGCATTACTATCGTCGATACCAAGAAGCTCGTCAGCTGATACGTTAAGCAAGTCTGCTATCTTTTTAATTGTGAGAACATTAGGCTCTCGCCCTCCACTTTCATATAGAGAGTATGTAGATTTGGCAACACCGATTTGCTCAGCCACTTCTTTTTGAGTGTACCCCTTATGCTCTCGGGCCTTTTTTAGGTTTTCGTTAAATTTTTCACCCATATATGCAACCTCCTTATGTCTTGATTATAAAATCATGCAACATTACTGTCAATAAAAAAGTTTGCAAAAAGTAAAGAAAACACTTGACAAGTTTGCAATAAGTAATTATATTATAATCAGAGTTTGCAAAACGCAAACATCACATGAAAGGAGAGACAAGAATTGTTCAGAAATTTAGACGCAGAGCAAGCAAGAAATGGATTAACTAATTCAGATGTTGCCGAGAAGATAGGGCTTTCAAGGGTGTCCTACGAGAACAAAAAGAAGTCGGGTAAATTCACAACTCTCGAGATTAAGGCATTGCTGAAATTATTCGAATGCAAATTCGATTATCTCTTTGATACGAAAGAGGGGTGAGAAACTTGCCAAGAGTAAGACAACTCACAGAGAGCGGCAGAATAGCTGACGAAAAGAAAAGACTAACCAACATATACCGCAACAAAGCACAAGCTAATGGCATTAGCTATACAAGAATAGCTCAAGCATTAGACATCACACCTCAAGCGGTATCCTACCAATTCAAGACCAGTATTCAGCTTAATGTAATGCTGGCAGTCGACATGTTAGTCGGCGGTGATGTAGCGAACAATTAAATAAGGATTAAATACTTCGGCTTAACAGGGGCACCCAAACTACAATACTCCTGTTATAAATGAAATTTTTACGTATCCTATTTTGCTTAGATTGCATATTCCTAGGGTGCCTCTGTTAAGCCGAAGAGAAAGGACAATGCATGAAAAGTATAATTTGCGAGGCGCTCGGATGTGTCGGTTTTGCAGCAATTATGGTTGGCGCGTGCCTGATCCGGTACAGATACGGGCAAGTACTTTTACCAGTCGGACTGCTGCTCACTATTCCATGTCTGGTGACAGAACATGAGAGCAATTAGTGAATGCAAGCCGGGCACAAGTAGGCAGAGGCACCAGAGCACCGGCGAATATCTCATGGAGACAGTAAGGAAAGCTAAGCCAAAAACCTATAAGACTTTTGCAGAATTACTGGAAAATGAGAGCAAAAAAATAGAATCCTCGACCGACCAAAGCTAAGGATTCTATAAATGGAAAAATCAAATAGTTTTTTTTAATTATAACACGATTTTAGAGATTATTCAACGAGGCTGATTATGATTTTAAGAAAATGTAGGCAGTGCGGATGTGCTATGGATCCGGGAGAGGGCATTAATGGAATGTGCGAGGACTGTGTCAGACAGTCGAAAGCACTGAAGACCAGAGCCGGACAGCTTGAAGCACTTGTTAAATGTATGGATTATAAGCAGATGAGCATCAGTGATTTGGAAGCGGGCTAATCGGAAAGGAAAAAGAATGGCAAGAGAGAAAGAAATAAGGGAGACCCTTGAAAAGACATTGAAGATTAACGAGGGCAGTTCAAATGGCACGCCGTTTGTCAGTTTTGAAGTGGCTGGCGGTTTTGTTAACTGTCTAAGTGTCTATGTGTATCCTGATGGATGGCACGGCCTGACCAACACCAAGAATGAGAGTTATGTTGTGTATCTGGATGCATTCGACGAAAGTGAATACAAAAGAATGCACAATGAATTAGATAAACTTATTAAAGAAAAGGAGCAAAAGGTATGTTAGAAGTACAAATCGTAAGGAATAACGGAACTATAGATTTTAATTTTGAGGACATCAAGGATGCTCTTGCATCAGAGCTCGAGCTTTACAAGAACTTGGTCTTCACAGAAGACACAAAAGCAGATGCAAAGAAGACTGTAGCAGAGCTTAGGAAGCTCAAGAAACAGATCAGTGACAAGAGGATAGAGGTCAAAAAGCTCTACATGCAGCCATACACAGACTTTGAAACAAAGGTTAAAGAGCTGGACAAGCTTATCAATGAACCAATTACTTTCATTAGCGAGCAGATTGATGCATTTGAACAGAAGCGCATCGAGGAAAAGAGAGAACTTATCAATAATATTTACCTTGAGCTCGTATCCGAAAGAGAGGATATAGCAGGATATGCAGAACTCAACAGGGTGTATGACAGTAAGTGGGAGAATGCATCCACATCGAAGAAAGCTATTCAGGAAGCAATTACAAGCTACCTCGAGAGCGTAGCCAATGACATAGCAGCTATTAAGAGCATGGAATCAGAATACGAGACCAAAGCTCTTATGAAATATAAAGAGACAGGTGTACTGTCAGATGCACTTCTCACTATCAGACAGTGGGAAAAGCAGAAAGAGGAAATTCTCAAGGCTGAGGAAGAGAAGCAGGCAGAGATCGAAGCTGATGAGATACTTGATGCACCGGAGCCTGTGGAGGAGTTCATAGAGCCAACCGAAAAGAACGACATTATGAAGTTGGCAAGATACGAGGTCAAGGTTGACCCATTCCAGCAGACACAGCTTGAATGCTATATGCAGGAGTGTGGCATCCAGTACAGGAGGCTAGATTAATGGCAGTGCACGAGAAACTAAAAGAAATACAGACGACGCTTAAGGCGCCGAAAAATCTATACAACAAGTATGGCGGATTCAATTATCGAAACGCCGAGGGGATATATGAGGCAGTTAAGCCTCTACTCAACAAGCTTGGCATGACGCTGATAATCAGTGATTCAATTCAAGCTGTAGGCACTAAGAATTATGTGAAAGCAACTGCATGCCTTACAGATTGCGAGACAGGCGAACAACTCTCTTCCTGCGCATTTGCAAGAGAGGCAGAAACTAAAAAGGGGATGGATGACTCACAAATAACTGGTACCGCGTCAAGCTACGCGAGAAAGTATGCGCTTAACGGGCTCTTCCTCTTGGATGATACCAAAGACGAGGATTCGGACGAGTACAGGAAGTATAAAGAGAATAAGAGCAAGGCTGAATCAGCAGAACCAACACAGCCAGCAGCTTTCAAGCCTGCGACAGCTCAGCAGATTCATAAGATTAATGAATACATCATGGCCTACGCGGGTATGTGTGAAGGTGCAAGCGAGGGCGACATATGGAACACATTGAAAAAGAAGTACGGCTTTAACAAGCAGTCAGATATTTCAAAGGAGCTTGCTGAACGGATAACTAAGCAGGTTGAAGCTTGGTACAAAAAGAAGAAAGAGGCATAAATGGAAGTGACAGGAAGAGCTGTCGGAGCATCTATCGACTTTGACAGCGGGCACTTGAGAGTGACCTTTGACATTAACGAGAGCGAAAAAGGTAAGGCAGAATATGAAAAAATCAAAGACTGTGACAAGCTCAAAATCAAGGCGGTCAGGTATACACGGCGCCGGTCCCTTGATGCCAATGCCTACTTTCATGTGCTTGTTGGCAAAATAGCCGAAGCTCTGACCATCTCAAAGGCAAGAGCCAAAAATCTTATGATATGCAGATACGGACAGCCTCATGTGCTGCCAAGTGGCGAGCCTCTTATTTACAAGACCAACGCTCCCGAGAGTTACATGTACGAGCTCGAGACAATACACTGCATAGCTGTCAAGTATGACGACAATGCCACGTTCTACATGGTCTACAGAGGTTCACATACATACGATACCAATGAGATGTCTAAGCTCATCGACGGCACTGTAGCAGAAGCCAAGGAGCTTGGCATTGAGACTATCACACCGACAGAACTGAAAGAAATGAAAGAGAGGTGGGGAGTGTGAAATCAATAATAGTAGAGGACATGACCAAGTGCGTGCTGTGCGGAAGCCCCAACGTGGAAGTCCACCACGCTATACATGGCACGGCCAACAGGAAGATAGCTGACAAGTATGGCTTAACCATTCCTTTATGCCACGAACACCACTTGGGCGCACTCGGACCACACCTCAACAGAACTGTTGACCTGACATACATCAAGGCAGCTCAGCGAGCATTTGAGTCAAAGGTTGGAACTAGAGAAGAATTTAGAGGCTTGTTCGGTAAGAGCTGGCTTTGATGGTTGAAACACCTTAAGAAACTGTTTGGAATTGCGAAATTTTATATCACGACATCAGCAATTGTAAGCCCATGTTATCTCCGGTCTACCCTTTGACCGGAGGGAAAGGAGCGCATGGATTTAGAGAGAATACCGGTCGGGCATCGGAATGCCATGAGCAGACCATCCAACCCGAACGATGATAGACGGCTCCGGGAGCAGATTGAGAAAGCCAACAACAACGGTGATTGTATCATCAATGTTGGAGATGGCTATTACAGACCGGATCCGAACGACATAGAGGATGAAGTTGAGTTCAACGAGTAGTATATGGCGAAAGAGCTTCATCGAGCGAGAGCAATTCAAAAAAAGAGACTATCAATGAAATTGACATACGAAAGGTGGCGAGAAGTTGGAGTACTTACTAATTATACCGGGCAAGTTGCCGAACCTTAACGACTACATCAGTGCAGAGCGAGCCAACAAGTACAAGGGGGCTAAGCTTAAGGGAGAGTCGGAGGACATCGTATCAAGATGCATCCGGCAGCAGTTGAAGGGGGTACACATTACCAAGCCTGTGAGCATGGCTTATGTTTGGCACGAGCCGAATAAGAGACGAGATCTTGACAACATATCATCATTCGGTCGGAAGGTGATCCAGGATGCACTCGTCAACTCGGGAGTGCTTGAGAATGACGGTTGGCAGAACATTAGGGGGTTCAACGATGAGTTCAAAGTCTCAAAGGACGAGCCGAGGATAGAAGTACATATCTTTGAGGTGGAGCGATGAGAGAAAGTATAGTGTTCTATCGAAGTTTCTATGAGGCTATCAAAGAACTACCTGCAGAAGAGTTTAGAAATGCAGTCATGGCAATAATGGAGTACGGACTCAACGATAGTGAGATTGATACATCCGGTGTAGCCAAAGCGATTCTGATAATGGCAAAGCCTCAGATTGATAAGAATAACAAGCGCTACGAGAACGGCTTGAGAGGTGGAACTAAACCAAAACGGAATCAAAACGAAACCAACCCCGAACCAAACCCAAACCAAACTGTAACCAAAGTCGAACCAACCTCGAACCAAAACGGAACCAAAACAGAACCAAAACGAACCAACCCCGAACCTAATGATAATGTAAATGATAATGATAATGTAAATGATATAAAAGAGAGTGTAGAGAAAAAGCCCCGTTTTTATCCACCCACCCTCGAAGAACTAAAAAAATATATAACTGATAACAAGTACAACGTAGATCCTGAGCGATTCATTGATTATTACACAGCCAACGGCTGGACTGTTGGCAAGAATAGAATGAAAGACTGGAAAGCAGCTGTTAGAAATTGGGACAGAAGCCAGAAATCTGGCGGACGGATGAGGCAGGAATCGACCGCCAAAACCAAATTCAGTAACTTCGAGCAGAGGTCTTATGACTACGCTGCGCTTGAGTCAGCACTAGGAGGTACTAATGAGCAGACAGAGTAGACAAGGGCGCATGAATGCCCACTACTGGCGAAACGAAGTTCAGAAAGCTCAGCTCGGAGATAACATAGCCAACCACATGGCGTATATCTTCATGGAGATACTGTACGACAAGTTTGACCTGAGCTTCAGACAGCTTAAGAACTTCTACGACAGAGTAATCGAGCGGCGCAAGAAGTGGCAGAACGATGATGATCAGGAGTTGACATCAACCACGATGCTTGAATACTGCCAGAAGAGAGACATCAAGGTTGTCGATTGGGTGAAGAAAATCCCAATGAGCCACAAGCTGTATATGGCTGATCTTGGCAAGAATAGAGCAGTACTCGGAGCTGACAGAAACATAGAGTCAGCACTTGTGGCTACGATGCTGCTTGCAATACCGGTACTCAAACAGAGCTACAAGTTTAAGAACTCTGACATTCACGAGTTCATGATATGGTGCGAGTATTTCATTGATTCTTACTGGAGAAAGCAGCCGGGCTGTAAAGATCATTATCTCAACGATGAGATGATACGTCAGCTCTTCATCGAGGAGGAACACTGGGACTTGCTGAAAGGATGTGCAGTATGAGTGATAGAGATTACTGGGACAGCAGCAGTACCCAACGAGCACACCTTAAAAGTGCAAGAGACAGTGCAAGGGCGGATTACTACTCGAACCCGAAGCACAGGAGCGAGAAAGCGTACAAGCAGTTTAAACATAGCGTAGATTATGGGAAAGGAATTAAAAATGATATGGATTTATTGAAAGTGGGTGAAGAAAATGCTAATTCCGAAAGTTGAAGCAAGGGAATTTGAAAAATTTGGATTTAAGAAGTGCAAGGGCGAATATGGTAAGAATGGTTGCTATTACCTTTGCGTTGCAAAAGGTGTGAAAATGCTTTTTGTGAGCAATGTGATTTTTTATGTTAACGATTGGAACGATAACGACCCAAGAATACATAAAGACGCAAATTGCAGATATAGAGACCGCAGGACATATCTTGATATTATTTATGAGCTAATCAAGGCAGATATGCTTGTAAGCGATTGTTTGAAAGTGGGTGAAAGTGATGACTAGTGGAAAAGTGATTACTTGTTGCGGAGATTGTATTCACTACAATTTCGAAAAACACAAATGCAATGTTGGACATTCTGCCGAAATAGACGCAAAAGAAAAATTTTACGCAGATTGTACAACATTTGAGAACGTGGAAGAATACGAGAGAAAGGCTTACAACAAGGCTGTTGATGACACTATAAAATTTTTTAAAGAAAAATTTGCCTTTACAATCTTGGAAGAAGAACAGATTGACGAGATAGCCGAACGACTGAAAGGTGAGAAACAGAATGAAGATTTTAAGCAAAAAGAAATGTGAAGAAATTCTGAAAAGAATTACTGCAAATGAAATTATTCAGGCAGAGTACGGATTACACGATATGGAAGCAGAAACAAAGGCAACGGAAAATAGAGCAGAGATAGCTTTTATTGTCGGCGGCATTAAGGGAATGAACAAGGTGCAGAACACATTGGGAAAAAGATATAACAACTAACTAAAAATCAAAGAAAGTGGGTGATCCAGAGTGAACTTTACAAAGGGTAATGCTGATAACATAACAGAAGCGATACACGGACTTGACATTTTCACTAAAAATTGGTGCATGGACTGCAAACAGACAGAAGCTGAAAAAGATTTAATTTTTCGTTGCAAAGGCTGTGAATTTAAAACGAGTGACGGAAGATGCTTAGTTAAAGTTTTTGCTAATAATCATAAGTGCGATTACCAATTAGAAGATTTTGGGAGTATGAGAAGGCACTAACTAAAAATCAAAGAAAGTAGGCGATTCAGAGTGAGTAGAGCGTACAGATGTGATGTTTGTGGCAAATTTTGTAGCGATTGTTATAAAATAACAGGTTTTGATATTTACCCTAATGATTACGCAAAAAGAGGCTATCCCAATGTTGATAAAAAGACGGTGATAAGTGAAGTGTGCGAAGATTGTTACAACGATATCAAGAACTACATTCACGATAAGGTATTTGAAACAGCTAAAAAGCAGATAAAAGGTTTAATTTACTAAAAACCAAAGAAAGGAAATAAAAATGATTAAGACAGATAAAGGACAGATTGAAATAGAAGGCAATATTGCCAGCGTAATTGCTGACGTTGGGGTTATCTCCAACATAGTCAGGGACACTCTTGTTGAGAACGGAATGCCAAAAGAAATGGCAGAGGAAAGGATAATCGACATAGTCAAGAAAGGATTTATGAGCGAGGAGGAAATAGCAAAAGTAATAGAGGAAAAAATCGCAAGTAATGCAAGTATATTAGGAGGTGCAAGTAAAAAATGATTGAGGTAAAGGATAACAAAGTAAATTTAGCCGGCTCTACTTACGACCTCATGCAAGAGTTCCAGGCAATTGTGCTATGTATGAAAAAGCTGATAGAGGAAGACAACAGAACTGGCATGGAGCCTGGCTATTTCGTCCAAGGACTTGCCTCTCTGGCACTTGGACGAGACTTCTATGCATGGATGAGTTCAGATACACCGCCGGAGAATAACAAGCATGTGCTCTTATCGTTTGAGAACTTCTCATTCCCGCTTGTGGGAAGATACGAGGAGGACAGTCACGGTGGAGCTTACTATATCGGAGACGATACAAGAACCTGTGGCTCAGATGGCATGATAGTTAATGCATGGATGAATCTGCCAACGCCTTACAGAGACAAGGAGGAGTAGGATGGATAACTATACATGGGAAATGATTAAAAATCAGTAGGCTATGGATATTACCCAATTCGCATACAGACTCGAAGAAAATGCCGAAAAGAACTGGCTGCCATCTCAAGTGCAGATGCTCCGGGCATTGATCAAGAGCACGGCCCACAGGACAGACTACTCGGAAGAATATGAAAAGATACAGTGTGAGGTTAAAGGAGTTGGAAGATGAGATTGATTGATGCAGACAAATTGATAGAGCATTTAAAAGCCACTTACAACCACGAAAAGGATGTAATCAATAGCTATTGGCTTTTAAATACCCTCATTGATAAGGTAGATGAAGTACCAACCGCCTATGATGTAGATAAGGTTGTGGAGCAGTTGGAAAAGAAGATACAGACGCATACGCGTTGTATTGAATATGAAAAGAAAAACGGAATGATAACAGAGGAATTTCAGCAAAGAAAGGCTGTTGAAGTGTTAAAAGATGCAATCGAGATTGTGAAAGGCGGTGGAGTATGATGCATTTTGACAGATTCGACTTTTTGGCTGATATACAAGATGTATATATTCTACCAACAATCAGAATAAGCACACAGTATGAAATGATTGATAAAAATTTCAACATTCAGATTCATTTTGCAGTATTTCATTTTAGATGGAGGTGGGTAGATGGCAATTAAACCGATTTTGTTTAACACCGAAATGGTTCAGGCAATTCTGGACGGAAGAAAGAGTTGCACACGCAGACTTGTAAAGCCGGAACCGCAAGGATATTTTGAAGTAAGTGAAGAACCACTGTATATATATGATACAGACGGAAATCAAGGCAAAATTACACCACCATATCAGCCGGGTGATATCCTTTATGTTCGTGAAACATGGCATAAATACATTAAGCGCGTGGGAAAAGGAGAATGCTGTCGCTTTGCAGAGTTTTACGGTTACAGGGCAAGCGTGGCAAATTCAGAAGATGCAGACGAGCCTTGGCGCCCGTCCATCCACATGCCGAAAGAAGCTGCACGTATTTGGCTTAAGGTTACAGATGTGAAGGTGGAGCGGCTGCAGGAGATTACGGAAGTACAGGCACAAGCGGAAGGCATAAGAGGATACTCTAAGGACGGAAATCTGTATAAGTATGCTGTAACTGATGATTGGTGGATTGATTTTCACAATAAACATAGAAAATCGTTTTTTGGGGGTACTTGGTGGCAGGATATGCCTAGAACTGCAAAAGATGCGTTTTCATATCTTTGGAACTCCACCATAAAGAAATCCGACCTCACCTGCTACGGTTGGAATGCGAACCCTTGGGTGTGGGTTATCGAATTTGAGCGGTGCAAAAAGCCGAAAGGAGAAAATTAGATGAACGATAGATATTTATTCAAAGCAAAAAGAGTTGACGATGGAGGTGCAGTTAATTACGCAAAGGAGCACAGAGAGTCTTGAGAGCAAAGAAGATATGCATAGTATGCGGAAAAGAGTTTGAGCCCCGGGTGAATAATCAGAAGTGTTGTTCACCCGAGTGTTCGGACATTCAAAAAGTTAAAAGAGCCAAGGCTTCATATGAAAAGCACAAGCACCAGGCAAAGAAGAAAGAAAAGCCCAAGGCAAAAAAAGAAGACCTTGCAAAAGCCAACGAGGTAGCCCGGAACAGTGGCATGAGCTACGGGCAGTACATGGCGGAGAAGTACAGAGCTGAACAGCTCGAGACGATAGGAGAGAGAAAAGTGAAGAAAAAAGAAAGCGTGTTTGCAGGCAGGCTTGAGCTTGCGCTGAAAGAAAAGGACATCACTCAAAAAGAGCTTGCCATAAAGATTGATGTAACACCACAGACGATTAATGATTATGTGGTTGGCAGAAGAGAACCGAACACGAGAACTAAATTAGCAATAGCTCAGGGGCTGGGAGTCGGTATAGGCTATCTTCTAGGCAGAGACAGTGTAGGGGTGGACGAGCTCTTAACAATGATTGATGACAAAAAGAACAGCTTAAGCACACCAATAGAAAGACGACTGATCTATCACACGGCCGAGGCAGTGCTGCAGGAGCTGATCCTGACTTACAAGGAGGCACAATGACCAAAGAAAGACTATCTCAACTCTACTACATCACCAAGGAACTGAGGATGTGGGAGGACGAATTAGAAGGACTGAGCACCCGGGCAAGACACCCGATTGATACACCAAGGCAGAAAGTAACATCTGATACCACCGGCAGTGTAGCCACAAGGCGAACCAACCTCGAACACATGATAGCTCACAAGCGGGCAGATCTCGAAAAGGAAAAGAGTGAGCTGACCGCTTACATAGTCGGAATTGAGGACTCGTATATCAGGCAGATAATGTATATGAGACACGTTAAGATGTACACATGGCACAAGATTGGCAGTGAACTCAATGTATCACCCGATTCTGCGAGGATGACACATGATAGATTTTTGAAGGAGAATACAAAGAAGCCTTGCTGATTGCAATAGAGGATATGAGAGAAGCTGCTAAATAGGCAGCTTCTTTTATTACACGAAAAAGAGTGTAAAATATATCAAGAGAAATTGTAAAAGAGAATAAAATACATCATTCACATTACACTCTATAAGGTGTATTATAACATCAGAAACAAGGAAACAAACAACAGAGAGGTAAGAAAAAATGAGGCTGACCATATCGGCAAGACGGTGGAGAAAGAGAGTATACCATGAGAATATTTTTAGCAATCAAAAGAGAAGAGAACACAAAGGACAAGTATTACATCGCAGGAGTAATTAACTCTGACATGTATCCAAGCACATACGCATCAGAGAACCCGGATGCACGTATAGTTGAGCTACCAGAGATTGATGGAAAAGGTTTTACCGGATGCCACATAAAACTGTAGGAGGCTTGGTTAGATGATTGTATACAAAGATATTTTATCCAAGTTGTCAGAAGCAGGATATAACACAACGACAATCCGGAAAGAAAAGATATTATCTGAATCAACTCTGACCAAAATAAGGAATAACGAACCAATAAGGCTTGATTCATTGGAAGTAATAAGCAAGCTGACACATGAGCCGGTTGAAAACTTGGTAGAGTTCAAGTAGTTCGCTCAGTTCGGTTAGAATAAAATATAATGTAAAATATAGGAACCACCCGAAGGGGTGGTTTTTTAGTGCGCAAAAATAGGTGAAGAAAATTGTATAGAGATATAAGAAATTACGAGAATGTAACAAAAATGAATATACAAGGCGTTGGGATGTACGACATACCGGCAATAGCACCGGCAGAGTACCAGGAGGCAGAGCTGATAAGCTTCAACTATGCCAAGTCATGCAAGAGCCCGGCTAATAAGGCAGTACATTTCTTTGTTGATGATTATCAATTCAACAGAGTTTGGAACTGCGCTGATGATTATATCCCGATGCTTAGAAAGTTCAAGTATGTATGTACACCCGACTTTAGTCTGTACACAGACCACCCTAGAGCCATTCAGATTTATAACCACTATAGAAAACATTGGTGTGGTGCTTATTGGCAGGCTCACGGCATCAGAGTAGTGCCAACAATTGGATGGAGTGACGAGGCTAGCTTTGCATGGTGCTTTGACGGAGAGCCAACAGACAGCGTAGTGGCGGTCAGTTCTGTAGGAACACAGAATAGCGAGTACAGCAAGGAACTATTTCTTGCCGGATATAGAGAAATGATGAAGAGATTGACCCCGACACACATTATCTTTTATGGCAAGGTGCCAAAGGAGTGCGAGGGAAACATAATCAGAGTTGAGAGTTTATCGGAGAAACTCAAAAAGCGAGGTACGTTGAATGAGGTATAGAGCACAGATTTTTGGAGGACGCGGAGGCGGTTCCGGTCGTGGTGGCGGTGGATGGTCTGATAGTGAAGTAGGAACTACACCAGCTAAATTCATGTACAACGGCGCTAAAAGAAAGACCGGTGGCGAAGATGGCTATGTCAAAAATTCAAAGTATGAAAATGGACTGCATGATATAGATGGTGGCAAGACCACAGCAGAACAGTTTGCCAACCAGTTTAAGACACGTGAAGAGCTCGACAAGGTACACAATTACCTTGTCGATAAAAACGCAAGCGTCAATGCAAAGATTAGACAGCTCAAGAGTGCTGATGAATTGAGGAAGAACCCGAAGCTATACCATGAAGCGAAAGCCACGCGAGAGGCAAGCAATGCAGTCAATGACCGTAGAAGCAAGGTAGCACCTGTAAAGGCAGAAAAGACAATAAGAAAGGCTGACGATGAGTATACCTCATCAAGAACCTCAACATATGATAGATGGTACAAACGGAATCGCGATAATTTCGCAGCATATTATTTTGGAAGCAAAGGAAAGAAATAAGAATGAATCTACAGTTTTTCGGTGGCAGAGGTGGAGGAAGTGGCAGAGGAAAAAGCTCAGGCTCAAGCGATGGCGGGGAACTGGGTGGAACAGTTGCTATACACAGACAGATGGAACCCGATGAGCATAACAGAGCCACAGTTGAGAGATATTACATGACGGGCAACCGTAATGTATTAACCAGCTGGGACGAGGACGGCAATGAACTTGACCATGAGATAACTATACAGGAACCAGTGAGACTAACGTTCAAGACGCGAGCAGAGGCGGAGGCCTATGCCAAGAAGATGAAATATAAATACATGAATCTGTAATAGAAAAGAGGTGAGCAGCGTTGAAGCTGACAGCAAAACAAAAATTATTCTGTGATGAATATATCATCAGCCTTAACGCTACTCAGGCGGCAATCAAGGCAGGATATGCAGAGAAGACGGCGTATGCGATGGGCGCCGAGAACCTGAGAAAACCTAAGATTCAAAGCTATATCTCCGAACGAATGAAGCAAAAAGAAAGCTCATTGATAGCCACACAGGATGAAGTACTCCAATACCTGACATCGGTACTGAGGGGAGAGAGCCAGACGACAGACACATTGTTGGTCGGAATGGGTGATGGCTATCAAGAGGTGCAAGAAGTAGAAAAGAAGCCAAGCGAGAAAGACCGGCTCAAGGCAGCAGAACTGCTCGGCAAGAGGTACGGACTGTACACAGATAAGATATCGGGTGATGTTGATATGTCACTTGATATATCAATTGATTACGGTGATGGCGATGAAGATTAAACTGCAAGCCAATAAGAGCTTTAAGAAAGTAGACAGATGTACCAAGCGCTACATTGTGATGAAGGGCACCGCCGGAAGCGGTAAGAGCGTGGACACGGCACAGAACTACATCCTGCGCCTGATGAATGACAAGGGCAGAAATCTCTTATGTGTGCGCAAGGTAGATGTTACCAACAGAGACTCGACCTTTGCTGAACTACAAAGCGCAGTCTTTAAGCTGTTTGGGGACAAGTACTCTAATTATTGGTATATCAACGAGTCGGCCATGAAGATGCGTTGCAAGTCTAATGGCAACGAGATTATTTTTCGAGGTGTAAAAGATGATAAGCAAAGAGAAAAGCTCAAGTCAATTTCATTCAAGAAGGGAAAGCTCACTGATGTCTGGATAGAGGAAGCCACAGAGCTGACACAAGCAGACTTTGAGATTATTGACGACCGACTTAGAGGAGAACTTCCACCCGGGTTATTCTATCAGATCAGGCTGACATTCAACCCGGTATCTGCTACCCATTGGATTAAGGCTGTATTCTTCGACCGGACCGATGAGGATGTAATGACTCACTCGTCAACCTATCTCAATAATCGGTTCATAGACGCAGCGTACCACAAGCGTATGCTCAGACGTAAGGAAGTAGATCCGGAAGGCTATCGGGTGTACGGGCTTGGAGAGTGGGGAGATACAGTAGGCCTTATTCTCCATAACTGGGAAGTCGAGGAAGTATCGCAGAACTATGAAGACTACGACGATGTAGCGGTAGGGCAGGACTTCGGTTTCAACCACGCTAATGCGGTGTATGTATATGGCTATCGTGATGGCGACATATATGTACTCAAGGGCTTGTATGGATATGAGAAGGATACAAGCGAGTGGATAGCCGAAGCGGATGAGATACCGAAAGACAAAGTAATGTGGTGTGACTCGGCAGAGCCTGACCGCATCAAGACGTGGAGAACTGCAGGTTGGAGAGCCCGGCCAGTAAATAAGGAACCGAACAGCGTTAAGGCTCAAATAGACTGGATCAAGGGCAGACGGGTACACATACATCCTTCCTGCACGGACTTCATCAAGGAAATAGAACAGTGGAAATGGAAATACGACGACGTAAGGAACATGTACCTCGATGAGCCGGTACCATTTTTTGATGATGCGATGGCATCACTGAGATACGGCATTGAGGGTTGGCGAAAGCCAAAGGCTCACTTAAATACAGGACTGAAAGGTGGATTATAATGGCGGCACCAGACGTATACAGAATTGCAGACAATCAAATTATGGATGAGATACAGCTTGAAAAGTACATAGCCAAGAACGACGAAAAGGTAGCTCAGAAGTACAAGAAGCTTCAAAGTGCTTATGAGACCGACTATGACATTTTCCATCAAGCAAAAAAGCCTGAGTACAAGCCGGACAATAGGATAGCTGTTAACTTTGCAAAATATATCACAGACACCATGAACGGCTTTTTTATTGGAATCCCGATAAAGGTGAGCTCAAAGGACAACTCGGTGGACGATTATATCAACTATCTTGATGTCTACAATGACCAGGACGACAACAATGCAGAGCTTGCCAAGATCATGAAGATCTATGGCAGAGGCTATGAGATGTACTACGTTGATGAAGAGGGAAATGTTGGCATCACGTACCTGGACCCGATGGAGTCATTCATGATTTACGATGAGTCGATACTGATGAGGCCTCGCTACTTTGTCAGAATCTACAAAGACACTGATGGAATCCGCCACGGCTCCATATCGAACGAGACCACAGTTCAGTACTTTGACATTAACGGAGGCTTACACTTCCGGACGGATGAGGAAAAGGTACACGGCTTCGATGGAGTACCGGCAACTGAGTATATAGAGAACTCGGAGAGACAGGGTATCTTTGAATCGGTGCTGTCAATGATTGATGCATACAACAAGGCATTATCAGAAAAGGCAAATGATGTTGACTACTTTGCTGATGCGTACATGAAAATACTCGGAGCCAAGCTCTCAGAACCGGAACTAGAAGCCATAAGAGACATGAGAATCCTTAACTTCGAGGGAGAGGACGGCTCGAAGATTATAGCTGACTTCATGAGCAAGCCAAGCGCTGACACGACACAAGAGAATCTACTGGAGAGAATCGAGAGATTAATCTTTCTAATCTCAATGGTAGCCAATATCAATGATGAGAACTTCGGAACATCGTCAGGCATTGCACTGAAGTATAAGCTTCAGTCAATGAACAATCTAGCAAAGACCGAAGAGCGTAAGTTCACAAGCGGAATGAATCAGAGATACAAGCTCATCTTTTCGAACCCTGTAAGCGGGATGAAAGCGGATGACTGGCTCAAGGTTGATATTAAGTTTACGAGAAACTTCCCAGCAAACGAGCTTGAGGAGTCACAGATAGCCGGTAATCTGTCCGGTATTACATCGAAAGAGACCCAGCTCAAGGTCTTATCAGTCGTTGATAACGTCAATGACGAGCTTGACAAAATCAAAAAAGAGAATGAGCTCGATACAGAGGGCTATGAGGTGAATAGAAGTGTACTGGCAGAACAGACAGAAGCAGTTGACCAAGGCCTTGGAGAAGAGCGAGGCAGAACTAAAGAAGAGATTAACAACAGCATATAATGAGCAGTACTCGAAGCTCGAAAAGGAGATAGCAGCATACTATCAAACCTATGGGACCGACAATGTGATTGAGTATCGCAAGCTCATGCAGGCACTACCGGAAAAGGAGTACAACATCCTCATGCGAGACATAGAACTCTTCTGTGTCAGGCATCCGGAATATGCACACCTGGCACCGGCTAGGCGCAGTGCATACATTATCAACAGACTTGAAGGCTTGCAAATGTCTGTAGAGCTTGAACGGCTTGAATTAATGGCAGAGGAAGAAAGCCAGATTAAAGCCCACCTTGAAACAATAGACAAGCGAGGCTATGAGGCAGTAATCGAAAAGACCGGGGCAGTCGGTACAGTCAACAGAGATATAGTCAAGGCAGTAGTTAATACCGATTGGAGCAAGTCAGGGAATTTCTCAAGCAAGATATGGACCCGGACAGCCAACCTTGCCAAGGTATTAAACTCCGAAATATCGGCAGGCTTTGCCAGGGAAGATAATTATCAGAAGCTGACCAAGACCCTGAGGCAGAAGTTCAGCGTAAGCCAGAATGAAGCTATGAGGCTAGTGTATACAGAGGGCACTTACGTGCTCAACGAGTCCACGGCTCAGGCTATAGAACAGAACTTTGACTACTACTCTATAGCCCCAATCGAGGACGGCAAGGCTTGCCAAGTATGTTTAGATATAGCGGCGAGCACCAAGACCAGTCCGGTAAGATACTCGGCAAGAATAGCGGGCGTCAACTTCCCACCATTTCACCCTTGGTGCAGATGTTCAACGTACATCGTGATACCGGACAAGCAGGCTTGGATTGAGAACTATGTCAGGACACATGGCGGTGATCCAGCCGTCAGCTCTGAACAGAAAGACAAGGCTAGGGAATTAGTGAGGGCTTTTACATGAGAAAAATAGTAATCTGCGGTGCCAGATGGTGCACCCCATGTAAACACGTACTCAATACATTGAGAGTACAGGTTGAGCAAGAGTGCCCCGGCACTACTGAATATATAGACCTGCAGGAAGAGCCACAGGCAATTGACAAGTACAAAGTATATAAAATCCCGATGGTGATACTCGAAGAGGACGGAAAGCCTCTGAGAAGCTATGTCGGGACATATCCAAACCATCTTGAAATAGTGAAGTGGTTAAAAGGAGAGCTGAATGATAGAGATTTATGAGACTTCGACAAGTTTGGCAGTGAACGGCCACGCCAATGCAGGAGTTAAGGGCGAGTCGGTACCGTGTGAAGCGGTAACGGCCATGATTAATATGTTCGTGATGGGCGTCGACCATTATCAGAACATTGAGTATGAGCTTGAGAGCGGGCATTTTTACATTAATTTGAAACAGATAGTGTATGTCTGTGACCCAATTCTTAAGGCGTTGAAATTAGGCTTGCAATCCGTAGCGGAAGCATATCCGGAATACATCAGCTACGAAAAAGCATAGAACTGGCCAAGCATTGAAGCCATAAAAAGCTATGGAATGACCAAGCGTTGAAGTCGTTAAAAGCCACGGAATATAAGTTAAGCATTGGAACTCTAAACTATGGAAGGAGAAACGCATGAAAAAGAAATTGAACTACTGGACACAGCTCTTCGAGGACGGCACAGACGATACCAAGGGAGCAGATACCAAGAACACAGACACAAAGAACACTGACAACTCTAAAGATAGCAAAGCGGGCGATGACTCCAAAGACGGCTCCAAGGGAGACGACAAAAAAGGAGAACCCGAAAAGAAGTACACCGACGAGGATGTTAATAGAATCATTCAGGAGAGGCTCAAGAGAGAGCGTGAGAAGGCAGACGAGGCCAAGAAGCTTGAGAACATGACAGCTCAGGAGCGTGCAGAGCATGAGAGAGACGCACTCAAAAAGGAGCTTGACGAGCTCAAAAAGGCTGACGCACTCAACAAGATGGCGCAGGAAGCCCGCAAGATGCTCTCGAATGAGAAAATCAATGTCTCTGACGGCTTAGTTAATATGATGGTAACATCAGAAGCCAAGACCACCAAGGAGAACGTTGACAGCTTCGTCAAGATGTTCAAGGCAGCAGTACAGGACGCAGTTAAGGACAGCCTGAGAGGCAAAGCTCCGACAACAGGCGGAAGTTCAACTCTGACTCGTGCCGAACTCGACAAGAAACTGGCTGAAATTGCTAGTCCTGTAGAAAGACAGCGATTGATAGCTCAACACATTGATTTGTTCACGAAAGGAAAATAATTTATGAATAAGAACAGAACTATAGCATACAAGACACAGCTCTTCGCACCGGAGACCAACACCACAGTCACAGCAGACCTTGAACCGGTCATTTCTATTGACCACACCAACCAGTTGGTAGCAGGCATCAAGTCACTGCGCACAGTACTCGGTATTGTAGACATAAAGCCGATGGCAGAGGGTACCACTATCAAAATGTACAAGACCACACAGAAGAATACACCTGATCAGGTTGCTGAGGGCGAGGTTATCGGTCTGACAGAGGTGGAGAGAAAGCTTGTTAAGACTTTTGAACTCGTACTTAAGAAGTTCAGAAAGGCTACTACAGCCGAATCAATCCAGAAGGTCGGCAAGGATAAGGCAGTCAATGAGACTGATACAGTCTTCATGAGAAATATTCAGAAGGGTATCAAGGCTGACTTTTTCGCATTTATAAAGGCAGGTACAGGCATAGCCACTAACCTTGCAAAGAAGGAAGCTACTGCTTCGAACTCTATCCAGGGTGCTATCGCAGGCGTATGGGCTAAGCTCTCAGCTTACTTTGAGGATATGGATGTAGAGCCTATCTACTTCCTCAATCCGCTCGACGTCGCTACATACCTTGCCAACACAGCCATCACAGTACAGACAGCCTTCGGCTTTCAGTATGTAGAAAATTTCCTCGGACTTGGCACTGTAGTGCTTGACAATTCCGTAGAGGTTGGCAAGGCAAAGGGTACAGTCAAGCAGAATCTTAACGCTGCATATATCCCAACATCCGGAGCAGTAGGATCTACCTTTGGTATGACATCAGACGAAACCGGCATGGTGGCTATGAAGCACTTCCTTGACGATAAGACTGCTGCCATCAACACACTTGTGTTCGAGGGTGTGACTTTCTACGCTGAGGATGCATCAGGTATCTTTACAGCTCCGATTGCTGTAGAAGCAGCCACAGTTGCAGCATCTGGCGAACAGCAGAAATAGGAGGTAGCCGATGATAGACAGAGTTAAGGAGAGAATCAAGAAAAGACTATCCGATGAGGAAATCAATGATGATGTCATGGACGAAATCAATCAGATAGTCACTGACCGCTTGTGTCTGCGCCTTGGAGTATCTGAGGATGCTTTTCCGACTCTGTTTGAGTCAATCGTAGTTGATGCTTGCGTCAAAGCATGGCGCAAGTGCTACTACGAGGGTGTATCTTCCGAGGGAGTCGGCAGTCTGTCCAACACGTTCATTGATGATGTGCTCGCAGAATACGCAAGTGAAATTGACAGTTGGGTGAATGCCAACGAAAGCTCGAAGAAAAGGACGGTGCACTTCTTATGAGATGGACGCGAGTAACAGTATACACCACAGTGGACGGAACAGAGGACGAGCTCGGCAATCCTGTGGAGAATGTAGAGGAACTCTACAACGGCCGTGCACGTATAAGCCCTTGGACAGATGAAAGCGTGCAGGCGAATGGTAGGGAAGTGACCAAGAATGAAATGCAGTTCGCGGTTCCTTGTGACTATGAGAAACTCAAGAACGCTAAAGTTCTTGAGAATAACTGCAAGGCATTTGACATCACGGAAGTGACCGAACTAGCCCCACGCTGGACGCTGATAACGGCCAAGAGGTACAACACATGAGCATACAAGTGAAAGGCACAGACAAGCTTGTAGAAGCACTCTCTCAGATGTCACAGGCGAGGTTCGATGCAGTCTGTCAGGTCTCGGCATCGAACATATACAATCGTGGCAAGGCTGACGGAGGCACACCGGTAGATACGGGCGAGCTGAGGCAGTCGTTAACAATTGGAACTATAGACCACGGCGCAGAAGTGGGATATACCAAGGACTACGCTCCACATGTCGAGTATGGCCACAGGACACGAGGCAGTGGGTATGTTGAGGGACAAAGATACCTTGAACGTAATGTGGAGAAAGAAAGACCTGAATTTAAGCAGCTACTAATTGACAACATAGAGAGGTTGGTGAAGTGATGCTACAGCAATTCAGCATTATCGAGCTGATAAAGCAGATACAAAAGACGGTGCTATCAGGTACCGGCAAAAAATGCTACGACCACGTAGAAAAGGGACAGGCTTCACCATTCTACTATGCAGAGTTGGTTCAAACTAAGCCCGCCAACACCAAGACTATGTACGTGACAGAGTACACAGTCAATATACATGTGGTGTCAGAGAGTGGCAAGACATCTGTCCCGCTCTTCAAGGAGATACAGGCACTCGAAGAGGCTATGACGGCCGACATTGATATACCAGAGCCTTATGAGCTTATTTATCAAATGTACAATGGCATTCAGTCAGCATACAAAGAAAAAGACACCAACGAGAAACATGCAGTCCTTAACTATACGTTCAAGGTCTGCTACGGCTATATGATGAAGTAAAGGAGACACGATATGAAATACATCAAACAGTTATTCGGAAACGAAGCCGCCTCAGAGGCAACAACAGGCTTTGATAAGGGCGTTTACTGCGATTTTTCAGCGAATGCAGTTAAGGCAATCGCAGGCAAGGATATCTTACTTGCAGTATGGAACGCAGAAGGTACAGCAATCAGAGCTATCGCAGGTCAGCAGAGTCTTAAGCTTAATCGTTCGGCTGATTCTATTGAAGTAACAACCAAAGACACAGGAGACGATTGGAAGGCGTACATCGCAGGTTCCAAGGAATGGTCAATTGACACAGATGGTCTGTACATCAGCATAGATGCATCAATGCAGGCACTCTCTACAGCCTTCGAGAATGGCGACCCGGTATGCATCAAGGTATACAACAAGAAGGCCAAAAAGAGTATGTTCGGCGGTCTTGCAGTCATTACAGACTTCCCACTTGATGCACCTTATGATGACTCAATGACTTACTCTATCTCACTTAAGGGACAGGGCAAGCTCGTGGATCTGAGCTCTAATCCTGTAACACCTGACACATTACCTGCATAGCAAGCAGGGGCTATATGCCCCCTGCCTATTTTTCAAAAAGGAGAAAATACAATGTTTGAAGTAAATGGAAAACAGTACGATTTTAAATTTAATACAGAGAGAATCTCGATTATAGAGGCGGCTGCCAAAACAGCCATCATGGGTGAATATTCAAACACCAACGGCTTATTTTCACTCAAGACCATGAACTCAATGTTCCAGCTTGCAGCAATAGAGGTAGGCTCTGACAAGTTCCTTGGACAGACAGAGGGGGCCAAGCTCTTCGAGGATGCACTCAAGGAGAGGGGCTATGCCACTATCGCAGTAGAGATTCAGTCAGCCCTCATGAGAGATACACCTTTTTTATTCCAGGCCAATTAATCGCGAATGAGTATTTTAACGAGCCAAACGAAACTCCTGCAGAAAAAGAGCTGAGAAGACCCTACCTGCAGGACATAGATTTTGCTTGGTTCGTTGTTAATTTCAATTATACGAAAGCCGATTATTTGGCTCTGACTCCACGCGAAAAAGCCTTCATATACAAGGCTTACGAAACTAAGACAGTCAATCAATCAACGCTGCTACGAGACACAGTCCTGAACGCTATAAACAACAGCAAGCGTAAACGAGGGGCGAGCGTGTTCAAGCTATGGAAAAAGCGAGCCAAGAAGGCTGACATATCCACGGTTCGAGATAATATGAAAGTCATAGCAGAGATTGAGAAGAACGAAGTAGGTTGGATAGATAAGATATATGCAGCCAACGGATGGACAAGGAAGTAGGTGAAACATGGCTGACTATACATTAAGCGTTGACGTCACGGCGAATGACCACGCGAGCGAGACGTTTAAAAAAATACAGGACAATGCAAAAAATTTCAAATCAACCGTAGAGAATGCCGGGCAGTCCATGCAGAAGTTTGGCGAAAAGTCAGAATCAGTCGGCAAGAATCTCACCAAGTCAGTTACCACACCTATAGTTGGAGTTGGAGCAGCCACAGCAAAGCTTGCTACAGATTTTGGAAGCTCAATGGCTAAAGTCAGTACAATCGCCGACACGACACAGGCACCTATAGGAGACCTGAAAGAGTCTATCCTTGAGCTTTCAGATGATACCGGTGTGGCGGCATCTGACATAGCTGAGTCAGCATATCAGGCTATATCAGCCGGACAGTCAACAGGCGAGGCAGTCAACTTCGTTACATCGTCTACGAAACTTGCAAAAGGTGGCTTCACTGATGCAGCCACATCAGTAGACACGTTGACAACAATCCTCAATGCGTATGGCGATAAGGCGGGCGACGTAACAAGCGTATCTGATAAGCTTATCATGACTCAGAACTTAGGAAAGACGACCGTTGACCAGTTGGGCGCTTCAATGGGTAAAATTATCCCAACAGCCAACATGTACGGCGTGAGCCTTGATAATATCACATCTGCTTACGTTACTACCACAAAGAATGGTATCGCTACAGCAGAATCGACAACATACCTTAACAGTATGCTCAACGAACTCGGTAAGGCGGGTACTGATGTATCAGACATGCTGAAAGAGAAGACAGGCAAGTCATTCCAGGAGCTGATGGAATCCGGTATGTCATTAACTGATGTACTTGGCATTGTCCAGGAAGCTTGTACGGAATCCGGCAAGTCAATCGGTGATGTGTTCAGTTCACAGGAGGCGGCAAAGGGCGCGGCTACACTTGTACAGCACGCGGACGACTTCAACAGCGCTATGCAGTCTATGGCTAATTCAGCAGGTGCCACCAACGAGGCATTCAATAAGATTGACAGCTCAAACGCGGAGAACTTTGCGAAAGCACTCAACCGCGTGAAAAATGCAGGCATACAGTTCGGAGAGGCAGTAGTACCGGTAGTGGTTCCAGTGTTCACGGAATTGGTAAGCGTTGTTAAAAGCGCAGCCGATGCATTCAACAGCCTTCCTGAGCCAATGCAGGATATGGTAGTTAAAGGCTTGGCTATAGCGGCAGCCGTAGGACCGGTAGTAACTGTATTCGGCAAAGTAACAGCAGTGGCAGGCAAGGTAACAAGCGGCTTCGGCTCAATCGCTGGCAAGCTCGGAGGTCTTGGAAGTGCAGCATCATCAGCAAGTGTACCGGTATCAAGCGCGGGAGCGGCAACAGGAAGCCTTGCAAAAAATGCACTCGGACTCATAGCGGCAGGAGCTGGCATCCTATTGGCTTCGGCAGGCTTAGCACTGCTTGCATACTCAGCAATTCAGTTGGCTCAGGCGGGCCCTACAGCAATCTTAACTATGGTTGGAATGGTAGCGGCAATCGCACTGCTTGCAGTAGGAGCGGCAGCATTGGCACCGGCACTCACAGCCGGAGCAGCAGGACTCTTGGCATTCGGTGCGGCTATCCTCATGGTAGGCGCAGGAGTGGCGCTGGCATGTGCCGGTGTAACTCTACTTGCTACTCAGCTACCAACCATATCAGAATATGGACAGTCGGCAGCAGTCGGGATTATAGCTCTCGGTGTGGCTCTGATGTCATTCGCAAGCGGTGCCACTATGGCAGGTGCCGGAGCACTGATTCTTGGTGCTGGCTTATTGGTAGCAGGTGCCGGAGCACTCACAGCGGCAGCAGGAGTAACGTTACTGGCTGTCGGAGTGGTGGCACTTGGTGCAGGTATCATAGTCGTAGCAGCAGGAGTTAATCTCTTAGCAGCAGGGCTTGTGGTATGTGGCGCAGGGCTCGTAGTTGTGTCCAATAATGCGGGTACAGCTACGGCAGGGCTTGCAGCATTCACTCTTGCGGTAGCGGCAGCAATTATTCCAATGACGGCAGGAACAGTGGTAACGACTGCATTTACTGTCACGATGGTGGAACTCGGTGCAAGTCTGACTGTATCAGCAGGAGGAGCCACACTACTTGCGGCGGCACTTCTTGCGGTATCGGCTGAGATGGTAGTTATATCGGCTACAGCAAACTCGGCAAGCAATGACCTTAAGAGCATGGTCAAATCAATTGACATTGTAGACACAGGCATCAACAACCTTAAAAAGGTGGCAAGCTCAGGGCTCAAGGCTATAGCTTCAGCATTCACGGCAGCAACACCGAACGTTACAGCCGAAGCAACTACAATGTCCCTTAAAATGGCTGATTCGGTTCATAAAGGCTTTGCAAAGGTGCCAACCTACACTATGACCACCATGACAATGGCGAACGCGGTCACTCTGGCTCAGTTCGTGGCAATCAATGCCACTGTATCAGGGCAGATGAACCGAATGACCAACACTGTCCGGACATCACTCAACCAGATGAAGAGCGCCTTTGCTGGCACAAGGTTCAAGCTCAACACAAACATGGCTTTACCACATTTCAGTATGAGCGGCAATTTCAACGCGCAGACCAAGGCAGTGCCAAAGGTACATGTGTCTTGGTATGCCAAGGCTTATGATGAGGCTATGATGTTCAACACTCCTCAGGTGGTGCAGGCGAATGGCTTCGGTGACGGACCGGGCAACGAAGTGGTAAGCGGTGACAGACATCTTGTTGAGTTGTTCAAGGAAGCTCTTGGAAGCTATGGTGGTGGTGATACTATTATCCCGGTATATCTCGGACAGGAACGAATTGATGAGCTTGTGGTTACCGCAAAACAGCGAAAAAACTTTAGATCGGGAGGTAGGTAATGTTAAAAGACTATCCAACGATTATTAATAATACACAGCTCTTTCAGCCGAATAAGTGGGAAGAGACAAGTAAAGTAGTAGAAGAGACGTATCAGACTGAGGCGGGCACAGACCAAGTCTCAGTCACACGCTATGACAAGCTCTCAGTAGATGCTCAATACAGAGTTAATTCAGAATGGCTCAAGCAGTTCAAGTTGTGGTCTAAGGTTGATTCACTTGATGCGTCAATCTACGACGCCACGGCCAACGGCTATATCAATCGAGTAATGAGGATGCGAAATTTCAAAGACTCGCCGGTTGAATGGTCAGAGAGAATGGAAGGCACTGACGGTATATGGGATGTAAGCTTCAGTTTGGAGGAATTTTAGATGTACGAGGTATCAGCAGCATACAAAAAAGCAATGAAAGAGCCGGTACATCGTTTCCTTATCGGCGGCAGCATATCCAATACCCCGTTCTCTGACCGGAATATACTTAAGGGTTCCTTCTCAATCACCAACCAGTGCTCCGATGATTCAGAAATGAAGATAGGGCAGGTGTATGTCGGTGAGCTCAATGCCACGTTCGTTAATCTCAATGTAGAGAGATACTCTTTGCAGAATAAGCTCATCAAGCCGACATTCAGCCGGAAGACAGTGGATGGATTTGAGACTATCCTCCTTGGTATATTCAAGGTGTCAGAGGCATCATGGACAAACTCAGGCATCGTTATCAAGGCTTACGACAACATGGCAGAGCTTGACAAGGGTTGTGATGTTAACTCAGCGAACGGCACACCTTACGAGCTGGCGCTTCTTGCATGCAAGTCGTGTAAATTAGAGCTTGGCACCACCAAGGAAGAATTTAAGAAATTCGCTAATGGAATCGAAAACCTATCTATGGTGCTAGAAAATGACATAGAGACATGGCGAGACTTTATATCCTGGGTGGCTCAGACCTGCGCCTGCTTCGTCACAGCGGACCGCTTCGGTAAGATAGTGTTCAGAGCTTACGGCGATACTGTAGTAGATACCATAGACTCAAAGCACCGATTCACCGGAGCATCATTCTCGGACTTCGAGACCCGGTACACAGGCCTCTCATGTGTGAATATTGGAGACAAGACCACATCCTACTATGGAATGGAAGTTGACGACGCTTTGACTTATAATCTCGGCTCCAATCCGTTCTTACAGTACGGTGTAGACGATGCAAAAGAGGAAATGCGCCGGGCAATCCTGCATTCTTTGCAGAACATCTGTTATGTACCGTTCAAGGCTTCGATGATTGGAGACCCGGTATATGACCTTGGAGATGTCCTGAGCATGTCAGAGGGTATTGCAGACGGCTCGAAGCTCTACTGCATTACAAAGTATACGTTCAACTACAACGGCAAGTATGAAGTACAGGGAGTCGGCAAGAACCCGGCTATAGCCAATGCCAAGAGTAAGACGGATAAGAACATCGCAGGGCTGATGAATCGGGATGATGAGAACCTTATCCACTTTACCGTGTTCACAAATACCGGTCCGGTGGTGGTAGAGGACAAATCAAACCAATCTGTCTTTTCGATGCGCTTTATAGCAACAAAGACCACACACGTGGCACTTGATATGGAGATACTGCTCAACGTAGAGACTACGGAAGAGGGCGAGGAGTACCAGTGGGTTGAACACGATGCGGTGGCTAAAGTCCATTATTACATAGACGGAGCAGAAATAGACTTAAGAAAGCCTGTAGAGACATGGCAGGACGGTCAGCACATTCTGACCTTAAGATACGACTTGCAGGCAGTAGATGCTGCAATCCATACATGGGATGTGTGGATCGAGATGCAGGGCGGAAGTGCCACTATAGATACTTACGGCATTCACGCGGTAGCAATGGGCCAAGGCCTTGCTGCAGAGAACGATTGGGACGGAACTATCACGGCATCTGATGAGGTTGACAGATACACATTTAGCCTTGTTAGAGACTTCACAGACTCAGCCAGCACGACACTTAACACACCGGCTCGTGCAGTTCCGGGCGACATACTGGCAAGATTCGACTTCACAAATATGTTTGGCCGTATCGCTGACAATAACCAGTCTTACGACAACATGACTACATTCACTCCTTATGTCAATGCAAGCCGCGTTACGACTGATGCGGATTACAACAACACGACAGGATGGCAGGGTACCGGCGAAATTAAAAAGGGTACCAATAAGACGCTCACCACTACAGATGTATACGGAGTCACATCGGTTGAGACTGCATCACAAAACGCTGTGTTCTATGCTTCGTTCGACAGTGGCTCTACTTGGGTCGGCTGGACATCTGAGGGCTGGGTTGAGAATGTAACAATGATAAAGAAAGAGATAGAGGCGGTGCCTGAGTCGGCATGGAAGCAGTACGACAAAGTAAGGTTCAGAGTCTTACTCGAAGGCGGTGCCACACTCTATGCACTACATCTATACGGAGGTACATTACATGATTAAAGGACATGTAACAATCGAATTGCACAATCACAAGACGGGGTTGAGAGACAGGATCGAGGGTGACAACATGATTACCAATGCACTTAACTATGTTATCCCAATAGTGATGGGCGGGAATACTTCGGCTGAAAAATTAATGCCTCTTTGTGAAAAGGCACTCGGAAGCCTGATGCTGTTTGACGGCACCCTTACGGAAGATAAAAATAACATGTTCCTGCCGGCAGAAGCTCATCTCGTGGCTTTCGCCGATAGAGAGCTTGACACGACACACTCTGATAGAGGGTCTCTCAACTCAGCAGAGACATATCAGACCGACACGGGCTATCAGTCGGTGTGGGATTTTTCAACATCACAAGCAAACGGTACCATTAAGTCACTGGCATTAAGCCTTAACTATAGTTTCGGTGACAGCTATATCCGAAACTCACCTTACAATCTTGTTGGGCCGTTCGAAACATCAGGCCCATCTTGCAAGAATTTGAGTGACAAGACTAGATTCTACTGCTATGCACTATGTTACGACGTGGAAAATCAGTATCTATACTACATTGACCCACAACTTGGAGGGGTATCTTCAAGAACTGAAAGAGACGACACCGGAAAGACTAAGCAGCTGTACTCTACAGAAATTCACATCATGAAGGCTTACGTGCCAACGACAAAGTTCAAGCTGGCTGATTATCCATCACCAACCAATTATGGCGAGGAAGTGACATCGTTCACAATAGAAACAGGCACATCTAATAAGGACTGTCGAGGTTATTTCAAAAATGGATATGATGGCTATGCGTATATGATCACACCTGCGGGCACGACTGGGAAAGTCGAAATGTACAAGCTTAAACTGTCAGATTATAGCTTTGAGATATCCGAAGCTCAGACATTCACAGTGAAGAACGTTAATTTTTACAATTATTATGGACACTCGACAGCTAATAACGGCTATGCATACATTAAATCGCTCGACAAAAAAACTATCTATATAGTCAATCTGTCAAATACCGTGGATGTGCAGGAGGTTAAGCTTCCGAACGATTACACTCTGTCCGATGATTCTCTGATGAATCTGAAAAATGGAGGGGTTAAATTTTCGACTTCCGACAGTCGCTTCGGTATTTGCTATCCTGACGGCAAAGTGATTATTAATCAACAGAACGGAAACCATAGTAACGACCCCATAAGATTCAATCCGCGGCTCATAACTGACAATCTTGTGGTATTTGGCCACAGCGCGTATTATTATCAGTCTTACTCGAATGGCAGCCTACTCAACAACTACCTCGGCACTATCTACAATCTGCCACAGCCGATAGTAAAGACTGCTGCAAGCTCCATGAAGGTAGTATACACGCTGACAGATATAGATTAAGGAGGCAAGCATGGCTAACCTTAAGATACACTTGGATTACAGAGGTTCAAGCAAAATCATCAAAAGACTGTGTCAGACCGTGAACTATCTCTCGGAAGTGGCAAATGGTGACATGCGCACTGATGTCTACGATGCCAATAATAACGGCATTGTGGACAATGCGGAGCTTGTGAACGGTCATGAAGTATGGAAGGATGTACCAGTTGACGCCAAGTTTACTGATACAGTCTACGATGATAGTTACTTGCAAGGCAAGGTAAGTGCCAACAGCAACAATCTGCAGTTAATAATGCAGACGCTTTTCGACTGGAATGAGAACTACCTCATAGACAGCCAGGGTAGACAGATAGTTGATAACTTGGGTAGACCTATATACACCTCAAGCTACAAATCTAAATTCGACACACAAGGAGGAAAATAAATGAGTGATACACAAGCACAGGCATTGGAATCGGCACGAATAGTTGACCAAAATCCTGCTACAGGAATAGCACCGGAAGACATGTTCATCATGGACTCTATTTCAAGCGGTACAAGGGCTATAAGTTATAAGGCCTTGTGCGATGCGATAGCGGTCACTCTTGGCATAGCCACAATCAAGGACACGGCAGATGGTGCTATGCAGAAGAGTGAATACGATAAGAATCAAATATTAGATAATCACTCCGAGGAGGTAACACATGGAAAATGAAGATATTGTAAGAGAGCTTGCTGAGCAGGGCGAGCGAATCAAGGTGGCCAACAAGAGAATAGCTGACTTGGAAGAACAGCAACAGCGCATCCAAGACCTGACATTGTCGGTGCAGGAGCTTGCGATAAGCGTTAAGAACATGGTAGAAGTGCAGAAAAAGCATAGTGACAAGCTTGCTGAACTTGAGGCAAGACCGGCACAGAACTGGAACACTATGACGAGAACTGCTTTTACTACAATTATATCTGCAATTGCAGGAGCGTTAGCTCTTGCATTGGTCAACTCAGTAGCACATTTTATGTAAGGAGGAAATTACTATGAAGAACTGTGTATTTAAACCAAGCGTTAATACCATTGAATGGCTCAAGGCGGCAGGCGTCAGAGCTGTAAAGACTATGGCGCAGACAGCTCTCGGAACTATTGGAGCTTCTGCTGTAATCTCAGCGGTGGACTGGCGTGTAGTCCTGTCCGCATCGGTCTTATCCGGAGTGGTCAGCATCTTAACATCTATTGCAGGAATCCCGGAGGTGAGTTCAGATGAAAATAATTGACGTATCGCATCACAACGGCAACATCGACTGGCAGACAGTCAAGGACAACGTAGACGGTGTAATCTTACACTGCGGCTACGGACAAGACCTGGAGAAGCAAGACGACCCACGATTCAAAGAATGGGCTACTGAGTGCACAATACTCGGCATTCCATTCGGAGTATACCTCTATTCATACGCCAAGAGCGTAGACAGAATAGAAGGAGAAGCAAAGCATACATTAAGGCTTATCAAGGGCTATAATCTGTCGTTGCCTGTATTCTTCGATTCAGAGGAACCGGGAACCGAGAGTGTAGCTCAGGCATGTGCACTTAAGTATATGGAAATCATCAAGGCAGCAGGCTATGCAGTCGGCATCTATGCGAGTGAGTCTTGGTACAAGTCCTATATGTCAGGCATCAAAGACTGCCCACTGTGGATTGCCAAGTATGGCATCAACGACGGACAGCCACACACCAAGCCAAGCATCGACGGAATGTGGGGTTGGCAATACACCAGTACTGGAACAGTACCAGGCATCGAGGCGGGCAGTCTTGATATCTCAGAATGTTACTCTAATGTTACATACACTCCTCAGAATGCGGCGCCAAGTCCAACACCGGTGACACCTGTTCCAACACCTGATGAGAGCTGGAAGGGCGACAAGTCAATCTATCTTGAGAATGACTATGTTGAGTCGTGGCAGCATGCCATGAATGTAGGCTTCGACTTAGAGGGAGCTGACCGACTGTCTTGTGACCGCAAGTGGGGTAGAGATTCACAGGCTTTTGCAAGTGCACATAATCTATGGAGTGGACAGATTCATAATTGCCCTACGGCTATCAGGTGGTTAAGGACCATGCTGAGAGAAGTCTACGGATTCAACGAGCTTGACGATATCGGCGAGTGGACGGATTACCTTACCGAATGCGTTAAGGTATTCCAGAGGAATAGGGGCTTGACTGTTGATGGAATAGTGGGTAAGATTACAACGTATTGGCTACTTAGTGGGCAAATAAAATGA